CTTGGCGGCGGCACGGCGGGCACGGCCATCACGACCAACACCACCACCACACAGGCGGTGGTGGCCGGGGCCACGCAGGACATCGCCATCGTGGCGAACTCGACCTTTGCCGGCTCGGTGGACAACTTCATCGTGATTGCAGGGGGCACAAACGGCCAGAGCCCGCGCTTTGCGCCGTATGACGCGAGCATGCAGGGCTGCATCTGGCCGGGCGATCTCATCAGCGGCACGGCCACCAAGCACCTGCTGACCATGAGCGCGCAGACCGCCGGCTCCACCACGGTGCCGATCACGCTGCTGCTGGTGGACATGCTGGGCTGCTACGCCCGGATTGACGGCAACACGGCTTCAGCCATCACCTTGGCCAACACCTTGACGCTGCCCAGGTACACAAGCGGCACGGGCGTCATGGCCTACAGCGTGGTGGCCCCAGCCACCACCGGGGGCAACGCGCACAACTGCCTGATGACCTACACCAACCAGGGCAACATCGGCTCACGCGCACTGCCGCAAACGGTGGCGTCCACGGTGTCGGCGGTGAACAGCCACATCTACCACTCGGGCACGGCGGCCAACAACATCGGCCCGTTTTTGCCGCTGCAGGCCGGCGACACCGGCATTCGATCGGTGCAGACCTGGCAGCAAAGCGCGGCCAACGGCACGGCTTCCACCTTCACCAACCTGGTGCTGGCCAAGCCGATCATGGAGCTGCAACTCACGACGCAGTTCTTGCTGAGTGAGCGCGACATGCTGAACCAGTTCCCGAGCCTGCCGCTGCTCCAGGAAGCCGGCGCTACCAAGAACGCCTGCCTGTCCTGGATCGCTTACGCGGGCGCGGCCACCCCTGCCTCGACAAACTTCTTCGGTGTGAACCGGTACGCCTGGGGCGGCTGATGGCTCTGCGTTTCATCGGACAGTCGCCCGTCTCTGCCACCAGCGCCTACTCGGCGGTGCCGGGGCGCACGGTGGGCACCGTGTCCGGCGTGACGCTGCAGACATCGATGCAGCCGCTGTGGACAGCCAGTCGCAACCAGACGGCGGCGTTTGGGGAGCTGGCCGGGCAACCGGACGGCACAACGCACCCGTCTTCTTGGCTGATGGCGCTGCAAGCCGGGCGCATCTCGTCCCGGTCCACGCAGACCACGTTCAGCGCGGCAGCATCCGGCACGCTGGGCCTGCCCGCCACGGGTTCGACCAGCATCACCTTCACGGTTCCGCCCGCCGACCTGCAACTGGTGGTGTCGGCCTCGGGCTCGAGCTCGATCACGTTCAGCACCACGGCGGACCTGGCCGGCGCACTGGCGGCGCAGGGCTCGACCAGCATCAGCTTCACGGTGCCGCCCGCCACGCTGGGGGCCATCATCGACGCGCAGGGCAACGCGCCCATCACCTGGAGCCTGAGCGCCACGCCGCGTGCCATCGGGGTGCTGTCGGGCGACATCACGCCCTTCACCGAGCTGAGCCCGCAATCCCTGTCGGCCGCAGTCTGGCAAGCCCCGGCCAGCGCCTACAACACGCCCGGCTCCATGGGCGAGCTGCTCAACAGCGCAGGCGCCGCGGCTGACCCGCTGCTGGGCACCGTCGAGGGCGGCCTGACGCTGCGCGACGTGCTGCGCATCCTGCTGGCCGTCAACGCGGGCGACGCCACCGGCCTGGAAGGCTCCAGCATGGTGTTCAAGAGCCAAGACGGCACCGTGGACCGGGTGGAGGCCACCTACAGCTCGGGCGCGCGCACCGTCACATCCGTTGACCCGTCGTGAGCGCCCAGGGCCAATACGCTGGCCAATACTTTGGCGACTACTTCGGCCAGGCCGGCACGACCGTCACGCCCGGCGTCATGGTCGGCACGGCGCACATCAGCTTCAGCACCACCGGGCTGCTTACGGATGGCCAGGCGCCTGCGCCCGCGCCTGCCCGCCCCAGCTACTGGAGCGACCGCCCCTGGCGTGATGTCCCCTTCATCCCCATCACCCCGCGCCGGCCGCGCCGCAAGCGGCAAGATGACCTGATCTTCCTCGGGCGCTGAAGTTGCGCGGTGTCAAGCCGCTTGCCTTACGCACTTGACACCAGGCGCCGCACCATGCAGCGCATGAGCAAGTTGCCAGCCAATCTCCAGCGCGCCCTGCCCAAGGGCCGCACCGAGCGCGCCCTGCAGGTAGAGCGTGCCGCCATCAACGAGGAAGCGCGCACCGCCACGCTGGCCTTCGCCAGCGAAACGCCGTATGAGCGCTACTGGGGCATCGAGATCCTGGACATCAACCCCACCGCCATGCGCCAGGGGCGCCTGCGCAGCGGGGCCAATCTTCTCGTCGATCACGACACCCGTGATGTGGTCGGCGTCATCGAATCTGTCGAGGTGGGTGCGGACCGTGTAGCCCGTGCCACCGTGCGCTTCGGAAAAAGCGCACGCGCAGAGGAAGTGTGGTCAGACGTCCGCGACGGCATCCGCCGCAACGTCAGCGTCGGCTACATGATCCACAAGGCGCAACTGGTCGAGACAAAGGAAGGTGTGGAAACCTACCGCGTCACCGACTGGGAGCCCTTCGAGTTGTCGCTCGTGTCCGTGCCAGCAGACCCCACGGTCGGCATCGGCCGCAGCCTGGATGCAGGCACCGATGCACAAGACCTCCCGGCCGCCGCAGGCCCCGCAGCCAGAGCGGCAGCGACTGAACCCGAACCCCAACCCTCGAAGGACTACATCATGTCTGATGTCACCACCCCCGTGGCCGAGCGCAACCACGCCGCCGAAATCTCCAAGATCGCCAAGGGCCTGCCCGGCGGCGCCGACATGGCACTGGACGCCATCCAGCGCGGCCTGACCACTGAGCAGTTCCAGGCGGAGGCCATCGCCAAGCTCTCCAGCAAGCCCATGCCCACGGCCGACATCGGCCTGGACAAGCGCGAAACCAAGCGCTACTCGATGATGCGCGCCATCAACGCCCTGGCCAACCCGGGCGACGCCGCCGCGCAGCGCGCTGCAGCCTTCGAGCGCGAGTGCTCCGAGGCCGTGAGCGCCAAGCTGGGCAAGCAGGCCCGCGGCTTCATGGTGCCCACCGAAGTCCAGAAGCGTGACCTGAACGTCACCACGGCAACGGCCGGCGGCAACCTGGTGGCCACCGATCTGCTGGGCGGCAGCTTCATTGACGCCCTGCGCAACGCCATGGTCATTGACCGCATGGGCACGCGCATGCTGACGGGCCTGGTGGGCAACATCGCCATCCCGCGCCTGAGCGGCACCGGCACCGCCTACTGGGTGGCTGAGAACACCGCCCCCACCGAGAGCGACCAGACCATCGCCCAGGTGACCATGAGCCCGAAGACGGTGGGCGCCTTCACCGACATCAGCCGCCGCCTGCTGCTGCAGTCCAGCATCGACGTGGAAGCCATGGTGCAGAACGACCTGGCCACCATCCTGGGCCTGGCCATTCAGCAAGCCGCCATCAGCGGCAGCGGCGCCAGCAACCAGCCCAGCGGCATCCTGACGCGCGTGACGGCCTCCGTCATCGGCGGCACCAACGGTGCAGCGCCCACCTGGGCCAACATCGTGCAGCTGGAGTCTGACGTGGCCGTGGCCAACGCCGATGAGGGAACTCTGGGCTACCTGACCAACGCGCGCATGCGCGGCCGTCTGAAGACCACCAGCAAGGTGACGGGCCAGAACGGCTTCATCTGGGAAGGCGCTGACACGCCGGTCAACGGCTACCGCACCGGCGTCACCAACGCCGTGCCGTCGAACCTGGTCAAGGGCACCTCGGGCGCCGTGTGCTCGGCCATGATCTTCGGCAACTGGGCAGACCTGGTCATCGGCATGTGGGGCAGCCTGGACCTGATGGTGGACCCGTACACCGGCAGCACCGCCGGCACCGTGCGCGTGGTGGCCCTGCAAGACGTGGACGTGCAGCTGCGCAACGTGGTGAGCTTCGCCACGATGGTGGACGCGCTGACCGTCTGACACTGAAGGCCAGACGACAAGCCCAGCCCAGGCCCAGCCATGCCCGAAGACCTCGCGCCCTTCTTTGCCGACTTCGCGGTGGACGCCACCGTGAACGGCCAAGCCGTGCGCGGGATCTTCGACAACGGCTTCGCCCTGGGCAGCGTCGGCATCGGCATGGCCGGCACGCAGCCCACGCTGCGCCTGCGCACCGCTGACGTGGCGGCTGACCCTGTGGGCCAGGCCGTCAGCGTCAACGCTGTGGCCTACACCGTGGCGGCGCACGAGCCTGACGGCACGGGCGTCAGCGTGCTGATGCTGGAGCGCGCATGAGCATCATCAATACCGCCATCACCGCCGTCGTGGCTGCCCTGGGCACCGCGCCTGCGGTGGCCAACGTCGGCCGCGTGCGGCTGCGCCCGGTGTCGTCCAGCACCAGCACCGCTGTGGTGGTGCGCCCGGTGGACAGCCAGGTGCTCGAGGCCTCGGTGCTCAGCAGCCAGCCCATCACGTGGGACACGCGCATCGGCGTGGAGTGCTACGCCCGCGCCACTGCCGGCCAGGCGCCTGACGTGGCTGTGGACGCCCTGGTGTCCACCGTCTACGCCAAGCTGATGGCCGACCCCACGCTGGGCGGCGCCGTCATTGCCCTGCAGCCGCAGTCTGTGTCCTACGACTTCGACGCCGATGGTGAAAACACCGTCTGCGCCACCTTCGTCTTCACCGCCCGCCAGCGCGTGGCCGCCGCCACGTTCTGAGACCCCGCAACCACTCGCTCACCCACTGATCCACTGAAAGGACGCCATCATGGCTTACTACTTCC